TACTGATAATTCTTCCAGTTTAAAGATTCCTATTTCTGGGCCCATGTTCAAAAGAATATGGCCAGATACAATTCGTGCAACGGTATTTCATACAACTGATTTAGCAGGTCTTGAAAACTTAAAAAAGCTTGAAGGTGGAAAGAAGTCCATCTCAGCATTTTTTTCAATGATGTCACGTTATATGGAAACTGGTGTGGCCACATCGGGTGATGTTCATGTTGTAGTAGAAATGGATGCTGATGTACTTGTATCTGCTAAAGATGATATATGGAGTCAAGTAGATAATAAAGGTAGAAGGTGGGTTGAATTGTCTTGGTTTGAAGATCCATTTCGGGTAGATCCTAAATTCAGTAAAGTAGTAAAAGATCTTGATACTTTGATAAAAGGTCTTGTTGTAAAACATCTTGGCCCAATAATGGGACAAACTGAAACCAGAGCTGCAAATCCATTTGAACTTTGGAGCAACATGAAAAGACATCTAGAAGCCGGTAGGAAAGGTGGTGGCAATAGATTAAGATTGGTAATAAAAGACTATTTTGATGGAGTAGAGAGAATTCTTAAAAAGAATTCAGAGGTAATGGGTAATATAATATATGGTTATGCAAAAGGAAAAAGAATGACAGATAATTCATGGGATGAACAAATAGTCAATAATATTAAGATTAAAAAGGTTCATATTTGGCCAGACAGTAGTAAGGAGATGAGAGAGGAAGATGAGGATGAAATTAAGAAACAGATTACAGATATAAAGAAGTGGCCAATAAAAGCCTGGGATGCTACTATAGAGTTAGAAATTTATACAAGAGCAGTTGTTGCAAAGGAAAAGGGAAAATGAAAACATTTCAAGATTTTATACAAGAAGGAGTCAATGACCCAGGCATATTCAAAGCATTCTACACTGCTGGTGGGCCAGGTTCTGGTAAATCTTATGTTGCTAGAGAATCTGGTGCTGGTAAAATAAGTCCGTATGGACTAAAGGTAATTGACTCAGACCCACTATTCACTAAAATGTTAAAAGATGTTGGTATGGCAACTACACCAGAAGACATACATTCAGATGAAGGTCAAGCCATGAGAGACAGAGCCAAAAGTCTTATCTCTAAACAAAAGGATACTTATATTGATGGTCGTCTTGGACTCTTGATTGATGGAACTGGTAAAGATTATAACAAGATAAAGAAATCATCTGACAAACTTAGAGGTATAGGATATGATACCTATATGATATTTGTCAATACTTCTCTTGATGTTGCTTTACAAAGAAATGAAACTCGACGCAGAAGTCTAGATGAGGATGAAGTAAAAAAGATGTGGGATGCAGTCCAAAAGAATATGGGAAAATTTCAGTCCTATTTCGGTAGAAGTAATTTTCTTTTAGTAGACAACAATTCCGCTGGTGAAGATGTTTTCACTAAAGTATTTGTAGAAATTGGAAAATTAATTGATACAAAACCATCAAGTAGAGCAGCAACTGCTTGGATAAAAAATCAACACGCTATCAACAGAAGGGGTTGACAAATCTTAAAAGTTGTGGTATAATTATTATATTGACTGACATCTTATCCCCCATATCATGAGTATTATTACCGATACAAAATATCTAAGTCTTCTCTCTCCGCGATTAGACCGTTTCAAGAAAGTCAGAGACTATCTCTGGAACTTTCGTTGTCCTCAATGTGGAGACTCTCAAAAATCAAAATCTAAAGCAAGAGGTTATGTTTATCGTAAGAAGACAGACCTTTTCTTTAAATGTCATAATTGTGGTGTAGGTCAGTCTGTAGGTAATCTTATCAAAGACCTTGATCCATTTCTCCATAAACAATATATTATGGAGAGATACAGGGCGGGTGAAACTGGTAAAAGAAAATCTAAAGCACCAGAATTCAAATTTGAAACACCAAAATTCAAACCAAAGAAAACTGATATAGATTTACCATCTATAGAGTCTTTACCAAAAGAACATTATGCAAAAGTTTATTGTGAAGGTAGAGCAATACCTCAACAATTTATGGATAAAATCTTCTATACGGAAGATTTCAAGAATTGGGCCCTTTCGGTATGTCAAGTGGATTATTCTACTTTGATAAGTGGAGAACCACGACTAGTGATACCCTTCTTTGATAAAGATAACCAACTTATCGGAGCACAGGGCCGGGCCCTACAAGAATCTAAAATTAGATATGTGACAGTTAAGGTACATGAAGATGCACCAAAGGTGTTTGGACTTGAAAGGTGGAATTCAGACCAACATACATATTTGGTAGAGGGCCCAATTGACTCACTCTTTCTTCCAAATTGTCTCGCAATGGCTGGTGCGGATATGTCTGATTTGAGTATCCTTAATAAAGATAAGACTACACTTATATTTGATAATGAACCAAGAAATTTTCAAATAGTAAGAAGTATGATAAAGTCTTTACAAGATGGATGGGATGTGGTTATCTGGCCAAATTCAATTACTTGTAAAGATATCAATGACATGGTTCTAGCCAGTATAAAGGATGCTCGGTTAGTTGAAATTATAAATAGAAATACTTACTCTGGTCAGCGGGGTGAGTGGGAAGTGCACAGTTGGAAAAAAGTTTAGGTATGAAAACTATCCATCAACTAGGATTTGTAAAACTTCTAGATGTGATGGGTGATGATGAAGAAATAGAGAACTCTGCTCGTATTAGTTATGGAGAAGGAACAAGAAAGGTAAATCAAACGCGGAACCTTATCCGTTACCTAATGAGACATAAACATACCTCACCCTTTGAGATGTGTGAAGTCAAGTTTCATCTGAAATTACCAATTTTTATAATGAGACAACTCGTAAGACACAGGACGGCAAACCTGAACGAGTATTCTGGCCGCTACTCAGTGATGAGTAATGAATTTTATCTGCCTGAGGGTGATTACCTCGCCAAACAATCTACGACAAATAGCCAAGGTAGGGGAGAAGTCCTCGAACAAGAAGGTTTATTACAGTTTGAATTCAATAGGATTTATGATGGTGCTAGTACGGCATATCAAGTTCTATTAGAAGAAGACCTTTCCAGAGAATTAGCGAGAGCTGTACTACCTGTAGCTAATTATACTGAATGTATTTGGAAAATTGATTTACATAATTTCTTTCATTTTGTAAAATTGAGATCTGATAGTCATGCACAGAGAGAAATTAGAGATTATTCAGATGCAATGTATGAGTTAGTGAAACCGAATTTTCCTTTATGTTGTGAAGCATTTGAAGATTATGTACAAGGAGCGACAACATTTTCAAAACAAGAAATGGGGGTTATTAGAGAACTTTTAGAATATGCAGATACAAAGGCTGCACTAGCAGGAATGAGTGTTAAGGATGTTGGTGTTTTAGAGAGCAAATTAGGAAAACGAGAATCAAAAGAATTTTTAGAAAAATTAAAGCAAGGAGATGCAGAATGAGACTACCAACCATTTATCAAGAATACATCCACCTATCCAGATACGCTAGATGGGATTACGATTTGGGAAGAAGGGAAACGTGGGATGAAACAGTTGGTAGATATTTTAACTTTTTTACGGAGTGGTTGGAAAAGAAACATGATTATAAACTTGAAAATGGTCAAAGAATTGAACTAGAGAATTCAGTCAAAGAACTGAAAGTAATGCCTTCAATGAGGTGTCTTATGACTGCAGGGCCAGCATTAGAAAAAGAAAATGTCGCTGGATATAATTGCGCTTATATTAAAGTTGATAGTCCAAGGTCATTTGACGAAATCCTTTATGTGTTGATGAATGGAACAGGAGTGGGGTTTTCTGTAGAACAAGAACACACTAATCAATTACCAGCAGTTCCAGAGGAATTATATGATACTGATACTGTAGTAGTAGTTACAGATTCCAAGCTTGGATGGGCAAAGGCATTTAAAGAATTAGTATCATTATTGTATGGTGGTCTTATTCCAAAGTGGGATGTATCTAAAGTAAGAGAAGCTGGTGCACCCCTCAAGACCTTTGGTGGACGGGCATCAGGCCCAGCTCCGTTAGTAGATTTGTTTAAATTTACAATAAATACTTTTAAGAGCTCTTTAGGTAGGAAATTACATCCAGTAGAATGTCATGACATTGTATGTAAAACAGCAGAAATCGTGGTTGTGGGGGGCGTTCGTAGGAGCGCTCTCATCAGCCTGTCTAATCTTAATGATCGTGAGATGCGTTTCGCCAAGCATGGTGAGTGGCATACACACAATGTCCAAAGAGCACTTTCAAACAACTCGGTTAACTATAAAGAAAAACCAGACGTTGGTACTTTCATGCGAGAGTGGTTATCCTTATATGATTCAAAGTCAGGAGAACGTGGAATTTATAATGGCATGTCAGCCAAAAAAACAGTTGAACAATTAAACGAAAAATATAAAGATGAAGATGGAAAATTTATTACAAGACGAATCGCTAGAGAGGACTTTGGCACAAATCCATGCAGCGAGATCATTTTACGGTCACGAGAATTCTGTAACCTCTCAGAGTGCGTTGTCAGACGAGAAGACACTCGCGAATCTCTCAAAGAAAAAGTTAGAACTGCGGCTATCCTTGGAACATTTCAATCAACCCTTACCAACTTTAGATATCTTTCAAGAGAGTGGAAAAAGAACTGTGATGAGGAACGATTATTGGGAGTATCACTTACAGGAATAATGGATAGTCCTCTTACAAATGGATCTAAAAAAGGACTAGATAAATTATTAGAAGAACTCAGGACTGTTGCTTATGAAACTAATAAAGAATGGGCAGACAAACTTGGAATTCCAGTTAGTGCAGCCATTACTTGTGTTAAACCAAGTGGTACTGTATCTCAGCTTGTTGATTCTGCTTCTGGTATTCATGCCCGTCATAATCCTTATTATATCCGTACTGTAAGAGCAGACAATAAAGACCCCCTTTGTAAACTTATGAAAAATATGGGGTTTCCAAATGAGGTAGACGTAACAAAACCAGAACATACAACAGTCTTTTCATTTCCAATGAAAACTCCAAAAGGAGCAGTTTGTCGTATGGATATGACTGCATTGGAACAATTAGAACTATGGAAAGTTTATGCAAAAAGTTGGTGTGAACATAAACCATCTGTTACAATTTCCGTAAAGGAAGATGAATGGGTTGAAGTAGCAGCTTGGGTGTATGATCATTTTGATTCTATTAGTGGTATATCCTTTCTTCCATTTAGTGAGCATGCGTATCGTCAGGCACCATATCAAGACTGTACGGAGGAAGAGTATAAAGAAACCGTAAAGACTATGCCAAAAAATGTGGATTGGGCAAAGTTATCAAAATACGAATCACAAGACTATACCATAGCAAGTCAAGAAATGGCATGTACAGCAGGTGGATGTGAAATAATTTAACAGGGGAAATGGATGCCTATAGAAATTAAGATGATTGAAGCGGCCAACGAATCTTACGATGACTATATACTTTATGAGATATTGTGTGATTACTGCGATAAGGAATACACAATTAAGTATATGATGAACAAAAGACCTAAACAATCTATTGAATGTTGTCCTTTCTGCAGTAATCTGATTGAAGAACCTGCAGAGATTATAGATGATGAAGAAACTGGCTGGGATTGATTATTCACTAACATCACCCGCAATATGTATATGGAAAGAAACCAATGATAATAGACAGTTTAGTTTTGATATGTGTGATGTATATTATTTGGAAACTGCACAACGACTCAAACGGGCCACCCAACATGAGATTTTAAATTTACACACAGGGATATATCCAGAATGGGAAACAGAGGAACAAAGACATGATCTACTTTCAGATTGGACTATGAGTATAATTAGTGGATGTCAAGTATTCATAGAGGGGTATGCATTTGCTACTTCTGGTAAATCTTATGTTCGTTCTGTTGCAGAAAATTCTGGACTACTCAAACATAAAATGTATAAAGTAAAACAAGCTTTTACATCAATACCCCCCTCAGTTATTAAAAAATATGCCACAGGTAAGGGTAATGCGAATAAAGATTTAATGTATGACGCATTTTCTGAAGAACCTAATACACCATCAGACCTTCAGAAAACCCTTAGACCAAAATCAAATAAACTAACAAATCCTACAACTGATATTGTAGATTCTTATTGGATATGTAAATACGGCTGGAGAGAACTTCTTGCATAGGGGAAACCACGAATCTAAGTCAAAAGATAAGTTTCATCAACTTTTTGAGATTATGAATCAAAATACCCAAAGAAAGAGACAAAAGAGAGAATGGTATCATAGAAATAAAGAAGCAGTTCTAGAACAACAAAAAAATAGTAAGAAGAAAAAGAAAAATCAGAAAGAGTGGTATCAAAAAAATAAAAAAATGTGTATAACTAGGGCCAAAAGGTGGAATGAGGATAATCCTTCAGCAAGGAAGCTAATAATGGAAAGACATAAAACCAAAAATAATCCAAAAGGAGTGTGGTTTGATGGAACTTGAAATTGATAATGATACAAGGAAAATGAGAATAATTAATTATCTAGATTATATGGATGATAAAAGTTTACAGGAAATATCTGTAGCTTTATATAATTTGTCTATAAGAAGACGAGAAGTTAAAAAACAAAAGGAGCTGATAAATGAGTCAGGAAAATAAATATGAGAAGTTGCCAAATAGTATGTATCCAAAAGTTAGACAACAAGTAACGGACAGAATAGCAACATTTGAAAAGGTTATCGAAGAACATGCTGTCGCACAAAAGGAAGCTCTAAAAATGATTTATGAACAACTGGAAGAAGCAAAAAATGATTTGAAATATCTAGATGAAGTTAATTGAGGATGAAATCGAAAAAAATAATATATGTTGATATTGATGGAACAATATGTGACACTCCATTTCAGCACAACATTGACGAATCATCACAATATAATAAAGCTACACCACATTATGCTAGAATAGATGTCATTAATGACCTATATGATAAGGGACATATCATTACATATTGGACTGCTAGGGGGTGCGTATCGGGGGATGATTTTACAGAACTCACTCGTAATCAATTAGAAGAATGGGGATGTAAGTATCACCATTTAGAAGTAGGAAATAAACCACATTTTGATATGTATATTTGTGATAAATCGTTTAATAGTGAATCATTTTTTCACTACAAAGAAAGCGGATTACCATAACAAAAACCTTATGCATGGAGGTAACCTTGCGTGGTAGAAATCATAATCAAAAAATGGACTGTTGCATCAGTACAAGTAGTATATTATATTCCAGATTATTTAAGTG